ATGTAAGCAGACCTCGAATACATTGGATGACAAAGCTGTAGATATGTTGGAGCAACAATTATTTCCAAAATTAAACTGATATGAACCATAAAGAATTTTTTGATGTTCTTATTGGTAATCCTCCTCCCGAAGTAGAGCTTGAAATAGAAATAAAATGCAGAGAGGTAAAAGAATTACCTGATTTTGTTGTTAAAGACTACTGTTGTGACCTTGTAAAACACGTTAGACTACAAGATATATTGCTTGTAGCAGCTTTAGTTCGGATCTCTGATACAGAAACCGAACTTTGGAAACTTGAACAAAAGCTAGAACAGTACAAAAAAGAAAGTAAATTAGGTTTTATAGGTAAACTTAAGTATGTTTTATTTGGCAAAACAAGTAAAAAATGATTATATTAAACAAAAACAGTAGCTATGACTAACAGAGATCTAAAAAAGTTAGAAAGTTTGCATAGTGTATTGACTAGAGTATTGCTTGATAGAGTAAAAAGTCCAGAAGCAAAAGCAGGTGATTTAAACGTAGCTAGACAATTCTTAAAAGATAACGGTATTGAGTGTATTCCTACAGAAAGTAATGGTATGGAAGATCTTATGCAAAATTTACCAGACTTAGATACTATCCCTGTATCAGAATTATAATTTGAAAGTTCTTGTTGCCTGTGAATATTCGGGTAGAACTCGTGACGCTTTTTTAGCGTTAGGACATGATGCTATAAGTTGTGACCTGTTACCAACGGATTCTCCTGGACCTCATTATCAAGGTGACGTAAGAGATATTATTAATGATGGCTTTGAATTGATGGTTGCACATCCGAGTTGCCAGCACCTTGCTTGTAGTGGTGCAAAACACTTTTATCGCAAGCAGAAAGAACAGAAAGAAGCGTTAGATTTTGTACGTATGCTTATGAACTGCAACATACCTAGATGGTGTATAGAAAATCCTATTAGTGTTATCAGTAGTGCTATAAGACCACCTGACCAGATAATACAACCTTATGAATATGGTGATCCTTTTCAAAAATCTACCTGTTTATGGTTAAAGAATTTACCATTACTAAGACCTACAAAGATAGTTGATAAAGGTAAGTTTTATGTTTCTCCCTCTGGTAAAAAAATGCCTGATTGGTTTAGTAAAAACAAATCTTGGAAGGTTCGTAGCACTACGTTTCAAGGTATAGCAAACGCATTTGCTTCTCAGTTTGGAAATGAAAACAATTTACCAGTACCAGTAGAACAATTATCTCTATTTAAACAATATGCAACCGCTTCCTAAAAAACTACACGACTTTAGATATTTTCTAATTATTACCTGGCGGCATTTAAACTTACCAGATCCTACTCCTGTACAACTAGAAATTGCAGAATATCTACAACATGGAGAAAGACGTAAAATAATTCAAGGATTTAGAGGTGTAGGTAAAAGTTGGATTACTTCTACTTACGTAGTGTGGCGATTACGTATGAACCCACAACTAAAATTCTTAGTAGTTAGTGCTAGTAAAGATAGGGCTGATAACTTCTCTACATTTACCATGAGGTTAATCAATGAAATGCCTTTATTATCAGGACTCATACCTCAAGATCATCAACGTAATTCTAAGATAAGTTTTGACGTAGCACCTGCTAGTGCTGACCATGCACCTTCTGTAAAATCTCAAGGTGTTTTAGGACAAATGGCTGGTTCTAGAGCAGATGAAGTGATCGCTGATGACTGTGAAGTACCAAACAACAGTTTTACGCAACCAATGAGAGATAAATTAGCAGAATCCGTAAAAGAATTTGACGCTATCTTAAAACCTGGTGGGAAAATTACTTTTCTAGGTACACCACAAGTAGAAAATAGCTTATATCTAACCTTAGAAGAACGTGGTTATACAACAAGAATATGGACTGCTAGATACCCTGACCTAAAAAATAACTATGGTGACAGACTTGCACCTACATTACACCGTAATTTAATAGATGGGATTGTAAAACCTAGAGATCCAGTAGATCCAGAACGTTTTAGTGATTTAGATCTAATGGAAAGAGAAGCATCTTACGGTAGATCAGGGTTTAACTTACAGTTCATGTTAGATACTACCCTATCTGACCAAGACCGATACCCTCTAAAAATTAACGACCTGGTAATTAGTTCTATAAATCCAGAATATGCTCCCGAAAAAATTATATGGTCTAACTCTCCTGAGTATGCACTAGCAGATTTACCTTGCGTTGGCTTCAACGGTGACAGATTCTACCGACCTGCTCAAGAATTTGGTGACTTCATAGAATATACAGGGTCAGTTATGTTCGTTGACCCTTCTGGTAAAGGTAAAGATCAGACCGCTATAAGCTGCGTTAAGATGCTTAATGGTAATTTATACGTCACAGAGTGTTTAGGACTCTCTGGGGGCTATTCCGATAGGGTTCTGGAACGTATTAGTAGGATTGCTAGAGATCATAAGATAAATACTATTATCGTTGAGCAAAACTTTGGTGGCGGTATGTTCTCAGAACTTCTAAAACCCTTCCTTATGAGGTTCCATCCCTGCGAACTAAAAGACGTACGCAATACTAAGACTAAAGAACTAAGAATAATTGATACCCTTGAACCTGTTATGAACTCTCACCGTCTAATAATTGATCGCAAAGTTATAGAAAAAGACTTCCGTTCTAACAGCAACGAACCTCCCGAAAGAAGACTTAAATTACAACTCGTCTACCAACTATCACGTATATCCAGACATAAAGGTTCTCTCGTACACGATGACCTCGTTGACTCCCTAGCAGGTGCTGTAGCCTATTGGACTGAATATATGGCTCAAGATGAAGATAAAAATATTAGATCTCGTAAAGATCAACTCCTAATGACTCACCTACAAAATTGGGGTTCCGTTCTAAACAACACCATCACTCAAACTGCTATGGGGATGACCCCTCAACAGATAAGTAATTCTAATACCCCCACCGATGGTTTTATAAATAAATCTTATTAAGGAGTACTATAGGAGAAATGCCCCCTTAGAAGATGATATACCCGCTTTCTTCTAAGAAGGCTCTAAGAAGGTTCCGACTAACTCCTTCTTAGATTCTCCTAAGATTAATTTTGGAATAAAAATTTGAACCCCTTATTATATACGGAGGCAACTGGGATGCCCCCATTAAAAAATAAAAATATCAAAAAAAGACTATAAAAATATCAAAAGTATTACTACTACTACAGTTACAAATTATAATTTATAATTTTATTGGTTAAAACCTAGTCTATAACTAGAAATAATTAGAAGTATATATATATTTCTATAG